ACCACGGGAACTACAGTTAGTGAGACTGTATCTCCTGCCATAGAGACGCTAATGGTGCCAATATTCCCATCATTGTCTACTGTTCCATATTCCGTGACATTTACATCTGTAGTATCAGGGACTATAGTTAATTCTGTTGACCAATATTTATTGCCAGTGCTCTTCTTTATAGAAATCATATATTTCATAGATCTCCACTCTGAAGCCGTAAAGTTATCAAATATAGTACTATTTTCAATTCCAGTGATTGTTGATTCATTGTTACCAGCAGTACCTAAATCTGTTGCTTGTGCTGCAGCAGTATCAATTAGATCTACATAGTCTTCTTGAGTTGGTCTATCACCTGTTTGAAATAAGGCCTTTACGCTTGCAATTGATATTTTAGCCATGTCTGAATTATATCATATTGTTAAAGTATATAGTTAGAGAAACCAATTACCTGAACCCCAATTCCTGGGGGATTGTCTGGACGATAACCTTCAATTCCAATATTAGTTATTGTTAACCTAAATGGAAGAATATCTGTTAGTGTAACTACTTTTGCATAGTCTACGGATACAACTCCACTAGATATTGGTGCTAGATCTGATACCGTGACTAATGGAGAAATTGTTGCTGCTGACATCATTAGCCCTAAAGCAATATTTGATACTGTTGATGTTCCGTTTGATATATTTTCTGCTGTTATTGCTGGTTTTATTTCAGAGATTACTGTATTGTTTTGTATATCGGATATAACGACTCTTGCCATAAACTTTATGCCTGATCTGTAACTTCACCAAGCATGATCATTTCACCCTGACAAACTGTCCAAACACGATCACCATCTTCTAACTGAATATCAAAAACATCTCCAGTTTTTAATTGCTTTGACTGTGCTGCAGTCAACGTTACTGTAAATTCACCAATTTCATCAAACTCTGTTTGGGTTGGTGTAATAGTAAAAAGCAAGTCGTCTCCAACGTTATCAGAATATCGTCTAAAGTCTCCTGTTATGTCCCATCCAGCGGTATCTCCAACTGATGTTGTATCATAATCTAAAGGATTTCCTAAATCATCTTCTACATAAATTCTAAAAGAAGCACTATCTCCTACAACTACCGTCCAATTTACAAGTGGTGGTATATTTCCAAGGTTATAGGTTGCAGGAGCCGTAGGCTGAGGCGACATTGCAGATTCATCGGTATTTCTATATAAGGCGGCCATAGTTATATCATTATACCATTAACTAATATGATATTTAAAATATTTTTATATTTTATTACTCAAACTTGACTCTGTTGGCAAATTCATGTTATAATTAATACATGCTACCTACTTGGTAGCATTTGTTCTCTAGGAGGTATTTTACAATGAGAGAAGCAAATGTTTGGCTAGGGGTATTGTCGTTGGTTATTTGTGGTACTGTTTTTTCAGGGGCTGCAAATGCAACGAATGAAAACAACTTACTAATTAAAGAGTCCGTTAAGTCTGCCACCCAAAAGGTGGCCTTTTTGGTTTCTAAAGAGAAAAAATTAGAAAAGTATGAAAATGCTCATAATTTAACTGATGAGCAATTGGTGGATATGTTACGTCATGTAGGGTTTGAAGGAAAGACTTTAAGATCTGCTTGTGCTATTGCAAAGGCAGAGTCTAATGGTCGTCCACTTGCTTTCAATGGTAACGTAAAAACTGGAGATAACTCTTATGGTATCTTCCAGATCAATATGCTGGGTACGCTAAAAGAAGCACGCAAAGATAAATTTGGGTTGAACTTTAATAGCGAATTACTAAACCCTGTCATTAACGCACAGGTTGCTTACCATATGAGCGCTGGTGGAAAGAACTGGTCTGCTTGGCATGGAATTACACCAAGGACAAAAATGTGGATGTCTAAATTCCCAGATTAATTTGTATATAAAATACCCCCTTGGTTTTTGACCTTGGGGGTTTTTTATTTTATATTTACAGGCTAAGACTACTGTCTTTTGACTTTAAAGACTTGGTTGTTTATTTTTATTACTGGTGGCAAAGATGTATCATTGTTTGATACCTTTACTACTGGTGGAAGAGAAGTGGTCACTATAGGCTACCAGAGGGTGATATGTCGCCTATAACGCATATAGTACCAACAATAGGTGTCCATGTCTCTTCTATGCAATCTGCTGGCAAATTAACCTGCAAATCAAATGGAAGCTCAGAAACGACCCTATTGTATGAAGTGCCCCAATTTTTAGTTATAGCTGGATCAGCATAAATAATTGCATATCCAATTCCAGAATCTACTATTAGATTGTCTAAAACATTTCCTTGTGGATCATAGGCTGTTGCCTTATATTCCCAATCCTCTGTATCAAAGAAGGTTGATTCATCATTTTCTAAAAAATCTACCCTTAGTGATGCTGAGTCACCACGTACAACTGTCCATTGAATATGGGCTGGTTTTGCACCTAGTTGTTTTGCTGATTGGTTACACATATGATTGATTATACCATAAAATAAAGCTAGTACTCAGGCGCAGTGGGGTGGGTTAGAACCTGAGTACTAGCAGACTTAAAGTATAACATTATTTATTTAAATACAGACAAATTGGACATCTAATATAACAAAAAGTTATAAGGCCAGGGTATTTGGAATTGTTATAAAAAAGTTATAATTAAGAATATACCAAATGTCCGTTTTATACCTATTAGAAGAATTAATCATAGTGTATACTTAAAATATATAAAGAAAAGAATTATATCTAAACAAGGTTTTTAAAAGATAGTTTATATTTAATATATAAAGGAAAATAGGAAAATTAGGTTACTTGCTATTTTTAGCAATGTACTCAATAAGCAAGTCATACATATGATCTAACTTATCGCTAGTAGCTTTTCTTTTATCTCTAGCATTTTCTTGCTCAATTTTAATTGCTTTAATTTCATCACGCATTGAAGTTCCGCCGTTAGTCTTAGTTTCTGAGCGAATGTCTTCTACTGCTTCTGCAATTGGTTTAACTTGAACTTGAATGTACCAGCGAATTGCACCAACTATAACTACTCCGATGGAGAGCAATGCAAGAATGAATTGAGCCCAATCTGTAGTAGTCATAATAAGATTATTATATCATTATTTAAGACTACTCAGCAGTTATGTAAGTACCGTTGATATAAATCTTGCTAATAGTTGTAAGAGTTACTGGTGTGCCCTGGACAAAAAGTCCTTCTCTAATTGGGGAATTTGCACCACCTGCTGATTTAAGATAATGCAAATCTAAAACATCGGTAACTCCTGCTGTATCAGCATTAATAATCGTATGCCCAGTCCCAGTGTCTGGACTTACATCTGGATCAGCCCATGCCCATCCACTAAAGTGATTAAAACCAAATTGTGGAGTAAATGGTAGTTGAAGTTTGTATTGTCCAGTTCCAAAATTTGTCACGGTAGACATGTTAACCTCAATATTAAAACTTACCATACGACCATTCTTAACATAATGTGAATTGTATGCTGGATGTGTAGCACCTGATCCAGTAAATGTTAAGCCAGTTGCTGTAAAGTTTGGAGTCCATCTTGTAACTTCTCCGTTACCGCCAACGCCTACTGCTGTTGTTATATCTCCAATAGTCGCAATTCTTGTTTCTCCACCGATAGTTGGTGTACCAAGATATGCATATGAACTTCCTGGGTAAAGAATAATGTCATTATCTGCTTCAAGAGTTAGGTTTGAACCATCCGATGAAATTTGTTCAGTTTTATCGTTACCAAAAACAATTCCACCTTGTGTTGGATCTTGATTTCCAATAATTACTAAGTTGTTTGCAACATTTCCATCACCAATAATTACATCATCGCCAATTGTTATATTATCTATTGTGCCATTGTTTGTAAGTGTAATTTTGCTAAATGTTGGACTATCTGTTATTCCTAAATCTTGTGGAAGAACTGCGTCTTCCCCGTCAGCACCAGGAGCACCATCTGCTCCATTGAGACCCTTTGCTGCAAGCAGATCCCAGTAGGTATTTCCAACACCAGGAACATATCCAGCAGATGTATAAACATTTCTATACCAAAGTTGTCCATCATATGTGACAACAGCACCAGCGCTATATGTTATTCCTCCGCTGTATTCTCCAAGATAATCCCAAAGAGCATCTGCGCCTGGAGCACCATCATTACCATCTGCTCCATC